CGCTTCGTCAATGATAATATTTCTTCCACGGGCGGGGGAGCGTTCATGCACGTAAATAGTGAATCCCTCGGGCTTTTCTAAGAGATTCACGTAATCATAAAAATCCGCCCGTCGTGCATAATGCTCCGTGATAATTCCAACCATTACTTTCGGGTCCACCATATTGTATCCTCTACTGTAACATTTGTTAACAATTCATCTACGGCCTTCTTTACTCCAGGCCATGTGGAAAAGGCATAATCATGTCCACAAATAATTCCATTTGGCTTTAATAACCACATTGCTTTATTTATATCCTTAATTACCGTGCTGTATCTATGGTCCCCATCAATAAAGACCATATCAGCAAATTCATGATTGGGTAAATCAAAATTATAAGAGAAATTTCTAATTGGAATTACTTTACCTGATAAAACATGTTCCTGTAAATTGGTTACGAACTGAGGCATTACATATGTGTTAACTACCTCTAAATCATTTCCATCTTCTAATTTATATGGTCCATTCCAAGGATCTACTGTATATATCTTGGCATCATCAGGCGCGTTATCTGCTAGCGCGCGTGTAGAACGCCCAAGATATGAACCAAATTCTACGATACATTTACATGACCGCGCCACATTAGCTAACCAGGTTAGTTCCCTTATAGACATCCAACCCGATATAGCTAATGCTTTATCAAGAATAAGTGGGTCAGTTGCAATCTCCATTTTGCCCCCTTTACCTGCGCTCAGCGAATTATGAAGTTACCAACTGGTTGCCCTACCATGAAAAAATCAGTAGCCCACTTATACATTACGTAGTAGTTTCACCTGCGTAATACTTGCCCTCAACTGGATTATACACAAGGAACATTGGCAAATTCGTTGTAGGAGTTGCCACTGCCTTGATATTTCCAGTTGTGGTAAATGCCGTAGGCGTAGTAGTTGTGAAAATAAAGCACAACATATGAACGCCGGGCACGGGAGGAGATACAGTAGCAATTGCAACTGTCCCACTAATAAAAGTGAGGAAGTTTTGAGGTGCTACTGTAGCAGCAGAAGCAATAGTTGTAGGCTTCTGTTGCTGTTCACTCTGAACAGTTGAAATATCCTGAAAGTTTAAAACTGACATTTTACACTCCCGAATTGATATACCATTTGCCGGCGCCCTTATTCCATACTAACCAGACTGCGCGGTTTTGGGCCATAGCAATACCAACTAAAATATTGCCCGATGTGCCTAAAGAAACCGCGCCGTCCACTGGAATAAGAATAACCATCATTCCACTGGATTGCAGTGGTGAAAGAATAGTTTGAATCGTAGTGCTACCAGTAATTCTAACAATATCAGTCTTGACAGAAATACTGGTAGCCGAAGCAACTACGCTTTCCGATAGTTTAGACTGAGTACCAGGAATCATCCTCCTACCTCCTATATTCCTTAGTAACCAGTAGGAACTGCTAATGCATCAATATAGGCAGTGGCCGCAGGATTATTTACAAATGCCTGGAAGCCATTGACCATATAGAAGATTTCAGCAGTCATAACGCCACCTGAAGGCCCACGAATCTCGAAGATTTTTCTTCCATCAGTTGTATAGAAACCAATAGGAAGAATTTCTCCACGGCCCCAAGTTTCATCGGTAACGAAATCAATACGGGTCTTATCCCAACTGAAATGAGTCTTAATGGGTGCTCCGGCTAATTGCATGTTATCGCCGAAGTAAACATTAAGAGCTTCTTCCTTAGCCTGCTTATGAATAATGGAAATTAACTGACCAATTTCCTCATAAGCCTGCGCCTGACAAGGATGGGTCCAAGCATTTGGCTTGAAATTATTATTCAAACCAACACGATTTCCCATCTTGTTAATCGCTAAACGTGGTAATGGTAATGACAATGCAGCAGAACCACCATTAACACGATTAGAACGAATTTCAGGAGTTGTTGCTCGGCTAAAACCTAACCAAGTTCCAGTAGAAGCATTGGAATGATGATAAGGCACACCAAACAATGCTGGCGTGGAAGCAGGAGAGGTAATACCGTTAGTAACAATCTTATCAGTTGCGATTACACCTGCAATCTGGGGGAAAATCTTAATCTGCTTATTTTCCACATCCCAGAAAGTAATAACACCAGAGCCGCGATTAGTAGCTAAGGTTGCATCAAAAACTTGGACCGTTTGTCCAAATCTCATTAAACGCGCACCAAAGCCATCAGTGGTTAAATCAATTACGTTTTCACCACCGGCGGGCGTATCAGCAGTTACAGTTCCAATTACACCTGTTCCAGGCTGCTGTAACTGTGAATCAATCTGACGACGTAATTCATCTAATGCTGTAGCAACTAAACGCCTCACAGCATTTTCGATAGATTTACGGTCAGTATTAGTGGACCACTGAGTTAACTTGGTGTATTCAATATTTTCCGACATGAATACGGGCTGTAATACAGCTTTATCCCAAGTTGGCCCACCGCCACGTCCTAAATCGCCACCATCAGGATTAAAATACTGGAAAGAACCCCCAGGTCTTAATTCTAATGGAACGCGCATTTGACGATATGAAATTGTCTCAACATCACGCTTCTTGATGTTGGCATAAAACATATCATCACGTTCAAAAACTGTGCGAACTTTAGGCAGTACTCGCTCTAATTCAAGAGCAACCACCTGCTGTTCATTAACTGCTGCCATAATTTGCCTCACTAATCAGACATTAAAAAATCCCTGTTAGACATACCAGCAGGAATTTGTCCTGGTTTAGTTTTTACACGATTGTCCGATCTTTTAGGTGAGGCATCGGATTTCCTATCCTTTGGTTCTTGTTCTTCTTCTATAGATTCTTCTTTGATTCTTTTACCCATTCCCTTTAATGCTTCGTTTCGAGCCTTTTTAATGACTGAGGCTAACAGTGTTTGTGCTTTTGAAAGATATGCGCTCTGAATCTTACCGATAGATTCTGAGCTAAAATTATTCTTCTCTGCATGTTGCCAGAGTTTATCTCGTAAGGCAGCAAAACGACTATCCTTACTAATCAATTTATATGTAGTTTCTAATGCATCCCGTTCCGCAACTCCCTTAATATAGGAAGTCATAGAATTCTTAGGATCAATATGTTTACCAATATTATGCTTGAGAATCTTTTCAATCTTATCTTCTAAACCACCACGAGCCTCTTCAAATTTTTGTACACTTAAAGCCTTCTCACGTTCTTCAAGTTGTTTCTCTCTTTCAGATTTATCAGGTTCCGCTTTAGATAAAGGAGCAGAACTAGTTAATTTAGCAGTTCCGAATACGTATTGATTTAAAATGGTTGCAGTATTTTCAAGGAGTTGCCCTTGATCTCCACCAACATCCCGACCTTCTTTAACCATATTATAAATTGTTCTTCTGATGATATTTCCAACTACATGATGATATGCTTTCTCATCAACCTTAGCTAGGGACATTAAGTAATTATCTGCAATTCTATTGAATGATTCATTATTTTCCTTTTTAACCGATTCAAGAACTTTGGTTAAATCCCCACCAAGTAATTCTTGTTCAAAATTATCAAGTGTCTCTGCCCGTTCATGCGCGGTTTGGGCATCAGCAGGAGAAGGAAATATTTCAGAATACTTTCTCTCCCTATAATAAGCCTTCTCAAGATAAGGAAAATCCTGGAAAATTTTGGGATACTTACGTAAAATTTCCGCCCGTCTAACTGGCTGAATGATTTCTAAATCATCTTCTTCTTTATCTTCGAGTTCTAATTCTTCTTCAATTTCTTTTAATTCATCAACTTCCTCTTCCTTCTCTTCCTCTTTATCTTCTTCTCCTTCTTTTTCTTCTTTTACTTCTTCATCAGGTTTTTCTTCCTTTTCATCCTTCTCTTCAGGTTTATCATCATCCTTCAGAAGATCATAAATTTCATCAGGACCAATATCAGTCTTTAAATCAATAGAGCCAGGATTAGAATTAGAGAGTATTGACATCTTCATTCCCCTTAATCGGTGCCTCTTTATCAGTTTCTTTGGGCTGTTTACCTACGGATTCGGCACTTTGTTCCGCAGCAGCCATCATAGCAGCTTGTTGCTGTAAAATTTGGAGATGCATTTTAGCGTGTAATAATACATTCTTATAACCTGGTTCATTTTCAACTTTAGCTAATCTACCTGCATCACTTACTAACCAAGAGCGGCAGATTTCAAATTCTATTTCATGATTATCAATATCAGGATCAATTTCTACTGAAGGAATTTCCTGTGGCATCATTGCTTGCATAGCCATAGGATCCTGCGCTACCATAGGATCTTGAGCCATCATAGGATCCATAGTAGGAGGCATTACTATAGGTTCACTATCCAATAGAAGTTTAATCTCTTCATATTGTTTATTCCTGTCATCTTCACCAGGAATATAGAAATCTTCAAGTCCCAAGGACTCACGAATAATGGGAAGATTCTCGGGCGCAGCCAATACCTTCAGAACTTCCTCATTATTCATTTGCATAAGATTCATTACTACGTCCTTCCTTTGGGACCATGTTAAAGGAAGGTTTTCATTTGCCTGTAATTCAAACTTACCAATCTTTCCTTCTAAATCTGCTTTACGAATGAATACATTGATAAACTTTCCATTTGCATCTAATTGAACATCTCGTTCATCAGCTTGAATATTTTCAATATATTGGGGAATAGCCTTACTAAATACTTTCTTCCATGCAATAGTGAACATTTTCCAAAGATTCTGCAATCTCTGTAAAGCCTGCTCACGGGACATCGCATAACCAGACGCAGTTTTCTGTTCCTGTAATGCCCCACCAAATAATGAAGGAAGCGCGCCAGAAACTAATTGTCCCATCTGCTGCACATTTTCACTGAAAGGCATTACTTCCTGTGATAATGTAGCAGTCTTAACTTCAAAAAATGCGTCAGATAAACTATGTCCTGCCTTTGGTTTCGCAGGATATATTGAACCAGGAGTAGTTT